GTAACTGGGGATTCCGCCCATGAGCAAGTGGCACGCGCAATCGAAAGAGGACCGGGCGGCGGCGCGCATCTTCCGCGCCATTGGCACCACGAACAAGATCGCGGTGGAGTTTGGCGCGGCCGATGGGTTCCGCAAGTCGAACACCGCCTACTTCCGCGCGCGCGGCTGGCGGGTGCATCTCTTCGACGTGGAACCCTTGGATGCCATCGTGCGGCAAGCGGACATCACCGCGGAGAACGTCAATCAGGTGTTTCGCAGCGCGGGCATCCCGAAAGAGTTTGACTTGCTCTCGATTGACATCGACGGCAACGACCTGTGGGTGTGGAAGGCGCTGGCGTATTGGCCGCGTGTCGTCATCATTGAATACAACCCGAAGTGGTCCGCCTCGAAGTCACGGACGGTGCCCTACGACCCTGACCGGCGGTGGGACGGCACGAACTTCTATGGCGCGAGTGCGCTGGCCCTGACCCGCGTGGGACTTGAAAAGGGCTACGAACTCGTCAGCTGGACGCGCTCGAATCTCATCTTTGTGCGTAAGGGCCTCCAGCCATCGATCAAGCCATCTGCTGTGAATCGCCCGATCAAGCGCAAGCGGCCGGACCCGGAGCACCGGAAGTGGGCGGCGTATCCATGACGCCAGAACTCCAGCTCGTGCAGGACACCCGCGACGCGGTAGCAGCGCTCGGACGCACGCGCGGCCCGATCATTGTGGGTCCGTGGCTGAGCGAAGTGGGCTTCGAGCTGCTCTACTGGATTCCGTTCCTTCGGTGGGCGGTCGCGCACGGGCATCTCCACCGCGAGGATCTGTGGATTGTCTCGCGCGGGGGGTGCCGCTCCTGGTATGCCGACATCAGTCCCAACTATGTCGACGTGTTCCAGTTCTATCCGCCCGATCGCTATCGGCAGAAGAACGACAAGCGCATGGCCGAGCAGGCGGCGTGTAGCGGTGTGCGGCACGGGCGACCGTCCACCAAGCAGCACATCGTCTCGACCTTCGATCGCGACATTGTGCGGCATGTCGAGAAAGCGGCGGGACTGTCTGACACTCGACTCCTGCACCCGTCGCTGATGTATGCGCTCTTCCGGCCGTTCTGGCGGCGCAAACTCCCGCACCTCTACAGGCACATGACCGTGCCGAAGCGGTTCGCGGTGCCTCCGCATGGGCTCGACTTGCCGACGTCGTATGTCGCGGCGAAGTTCTACAACTCGATGGCGTGCTCGAAGAACTCCGTGCACACGCAGATGGTGAATGACATCGTGCGGGCGATGACCGCGTCATCCGATGTGGTGCTCCTGCACAGCGGGACGCAGTATGACGACCACGGGGAGTTTGACGTCGCGCCACATCCGCGCGTGCATCGTGTGGCGATGGACCCCGTAACAAACCTGGAGACGCAGACGGCCGTCATTGCCCGGGCCAAGGGCTACGTCGGGACGTATGGCGGCTTCGCCTATCTGGCGCCGTTCGTCGGGGTGCGGGCGCAGACGTTCTATGCGCGGCCGAACTTCCGGAAGGACCACCGGCAAGTCATCGACCAGATCGCCACGACGTTGCGGGCGCCGTTCTCTGTGGCACTCATCGGGGGTGGGAGTCGGCATGTCGCGGCCTGACCTTTACACGCCTGGGTCGTCCTACCACGTCGCGCGACGGTGGACGCATCCGCATTCGCTCCGGTGCCTGGAAACGGCCTGTGAGGTGCTCGGGACGCCCGCGAGCCTCCTGGACGTCGGCTGCGCCGAAGGCGTGCATGTCGGGTGGGCGCTGGCGCATGAAATCGCAGCGATGGGCATCGACTTGGCGGTGCCGGACGGCATCGACGTGCTCGTGCGGGCGGACCTCCGCGAGCCGGTGGACCTGAAGCGGCGCTTCGATTGGGTCATCTGTTGGGAAGTCGCGGAACATCTGGATGCGGAGTATGCCGAGACGCTCGTCGACACGCTCGTGCGGCACATGGATCCGCTCGGCCGGATTCTATTTACCGCGGCGGGACCGGGGCAGCGCGGGCCGGGGCATGTGCATTGCGCGGAGCCGTCGTTCTGGCGCGGCTTGTTCCGGGTGCATGGGTTGACGTATGCGGAGGCGGTGTCGTCGGAGCTGCGCCGTCGGTGGCTGCGCTGTTCGCCGCGCACGCCGTGGTATGGGTCGAATGCCATGGTGTTCTGGAGGGCCGCGTGAGTCTCGTCCTGACCATCCGCACGGCCGACCGCTCCCCGAAGAAGAACTACCTCCGGTCGACCGTCGACAGTCTGCGCGGCGGCGGCGTGTCAGGGACGGACATCCACGTCTTTCCGACGGACCCGGACATCGGGTGGATGGCGCGTGACGGGGGGCCGTATCAGACCGGGCTCGTCTATCCGCCTCCGGTGCGTCAGCGTCCGAACGAGAACGCCATCCGGCAGGTTTCGATCCTGGATGAGATTCACGCCGACTGGATCGTGATGAGCGAAGACGACCTCGAATGGTGTCCGGATCCGATTGAGAGCATGGCGCGATGGCTCGGCACGTATCACCATCCGGACGTCTCGATCTATCGGTTCTTCGCGTTTGACACGCTCAAGCCGGTCAGCGCGCACCTCGCGACGGCACCCCTGCGTGAAATGCGAGGCTCGCAAGCCGTCGCCATGCGGGCGGCGGACGCGCGACGGTTCGCGGCCTGGGCCAAGGCCCACCCGCTGAACTGGCGACCGAAAGGCGCCCCGTTTCAGGATCGGCCCCATGACGGGTTCGACAAACTGCTCGGCTACTGGGCGCTGCAGGATCGGCCGTCGATGACGACCGGGCTCGTGTCGCGGCCATTCTTCGTGAAGCACTTGGGCGTGCAGAGCAGTCTGCACCGTGTCGGGATTCGGAAGGATGCCGAGTTCATTGGAGCGCAAGCATGGCCCTGATTACCTACGCGCAAGCCGTGGCGCACCTGAAGCAAAACGGCGTGCTGGACGTGGGGGCTGGATCGCCGCCTGAAGAAGACGCCGATCTGTTGCTCAAGATGGAGCAGGCCTCCGCGATTGTGGTCTGGCGCATGGAGCGGCCGGGGGAGTGGGACGTCGACACGGACCCCGAATCCGATCCGGACTTCGCACGGGCGCAAAGTCTTGTGCTCCAGGTGTTAGCGTGGCTCTACCGCTACCGTGGCGACGATGAGAAGACGCCGGGTCTCGAGACGATTCTCGGCCTCGACGGGACGCTCGGGATGTTGAAGGATCGCGTGATCGCATGACGGCCAACGGCGCGCGCGATCGGTGGATTACGGTGCAGGCCTTGACAGAGAGCGTCGGCGCGTCGCGGCGACCGGTGGAGACGTGGGACGCATTGCAATCCGTCTGGGCGTCGAAGATGGACATGGGCGGGCGCGAGCGGTTCGTCGCCGATCAGGTGTCGGCGCCCTACGACACGAAGTGGGCGTTGCCGTATTCGGCCGAATGGGATCCGGACCTGGTCGATGTGCGGAAGACGCGACGACTCGTCGTGGGCGGCCGGATCCACGACATCGTCGCGGCGCAGGAACTCGGGCGCAAGCGGGGCGTGGAAGTGATGACCCTCGCGGGCGGGTTGCTCACATGAGAGTGTCCGTCACGCTGCAGGGTTCGGCGGACTTGATGAAGCGGTTGCGCGAACTCCCGGAGGCGGTCGGGGTGACTGTGCAACGGAACGCGCTGATCGCCGGGGCGGAACCGATGCGCGCCCACGCGGCGGCGCTGGCGCCGAGAGACTCGCAGTCGAGCGGGCCGCACCTGGCCGACAACATCGTGATCGGGGTGCAGTCGAAGCGGAAGTTGAAGACGGCCGGGTTCAGTGCGGCGGAAGAGGACGTCTTCGGGGCGGGGCCAGTCGTGGAAGTTGGACCCGCCTTGCAGCCGTCCGATCACTTCTACGGTTACTTTCAGGAATACGGGACCATCCACCACGCGGCGCAGCCGTTCATGCGGCCGGCCTTCGATGCGCAGAAGCAGACGAGCCTCAACGTCGTGCTCGCGTCCCTGTGGGCGGCGATCCGCAAGGCCCTCCCGCAGTCGTTCGGAGGTCGCAGTGTGACCGGCAGGGCCGCGTGACCGAAGCCTATGTCATCGATCGGCTCGAAGCCGTGAGCGCGGTCACGATGCTGGTCGGCGATCGGTTGTATGCGTTGAAGGCGCCACAGCAGCCGACCACGCCGTATATCCGCGTGCAGCGCATCTCGACCCCGCACGATCAGCACTTGCGGGGGCCTGACTATCCGGCGCGGTATCGGTTCCAGGTGGATTGTTGCTCCGCGGAAACCTCCGGTGACGATCCGCTCGGCACGGCGCAGGAGTTGGCAATGGCGGTGATCGGGGACGGACTGGGGCCGACGGCGTCCGGACTGTTCGGCTGGAGCGGATTACTTGAGGACGGCCCCCTGATGATTACCGTCCACAATGTCGAACTCTTCCACGCAGGAGATCTTGAGCACTTCCCGGAGGAGATGCGACTCGACCGGGTGCGGACGGACTTTCTGTTCCATTGGAGCCCACTGGGGTAACGACGTGCGACAACTAACAGGAGAGAGCAATGGCTGATGTGACTGGCACTTTTTACCCCGGTGATGCGTTCATCGGATATGGCTCGGAACTGCGGATCGGGCAGGGCGACTCCCCACAGACCTTTGTGGCCGTCGCCGACATCGATCTCATCACGCCCGGAGACATGACGACCGGCGTGCTCGAAAAGACCCACCTCCGGAGCCCGGATCGGCATCGGGAAAAGCTGGCGACCTTGCGCGACTCCGGGGCGTTTGCGTTGCGCGGCAACTACCGGCCGGGGCACGGCTCGCACACGGTCGCGGGCGGGGACGGGTTCGATCCGGATCGGTCGCTCGTGTCGTTGTGGCGCGATGTCACCGAAGTCGATTTCGAGATCGAGTTCCCGGCTGGCGCCGCGGGCGACGGGGCTGGTTCGCCTCCCGGCATCATTCTGGCGTTTCGGGGCGTGGTGACGAAGTATCAGATCGGGGCGCTCGGCGTGGACGTGAAGTGCGACTTCACGGCCGAAGTGACCCCGCTGTCGGCGTATACCTTGCCCTAGGTGAACCATGGCGAATCAGGAAAAGGGCGACGTCGGCGTCGTGGTCGGGGGCAAGCCTTACACCTTGCGCCCGGCCTTCGATGCCGTCGCGGAATTTGAAGCGTTGATGGCCGGCCTCGGACACCCGGGCACGGACATCGAGACTGTTATGCGACAGGGCATGTTCTCTGGGATGCGTGCCGTCGTGTGGTGTTTATTGCAAGACGAACACGCGGCCGAGATCAAGACGCTCAAGGACGCGAGCCGATGGATCGAGCGTGCTGGTGGGATCGGTGTCGTGTCGGATTGGGTGAATCGTTCCATCGAACTCAATCAACCACCACAGCCGGAGGGGGCACAGAGCGAGACGCGCCCTCAGGAGGCTCAGGTTGGAACTGGCGAGCCCTCATCGTCGGAGCTCGTCGGATCGGTCTGAGCCAGGAACAGTTTTGGCGCATGACGCCGCGGGAATACTACCGGGAAAGCGAAGCGGCGGAGCAGAGGTGGAAGGACGAACAGAACCGCGATCTCGCGCTCGCGTGGACCGTGGCGGCACTGAGCGCACAAGCACAGGTCGGTAAACTGACGGACCTCAAGACGATGTTTGAGCAGCGTGACGGACCACGGCGGACGTCGCGTGAGGCACAACGACAGATGTTGCATTTCCTGAGTGAGCGTTACCAGATCCCGCTGAAGGTCGTGCACTGATGGCGTCGGCCAATAACGCCGTCGTCGGCGTCCTGCGGGCGATGCTGACCGCTGACACAGCACAATTTGACACGGGGATGGCGAAGGCCAACTCCACCCTCAAGCTCGTCGAGAAGAACACCAAGCAAGTCGGGGTCGAAGTCCAGAAGCTCACGCCACAAGCCGAGCGGATGGTCAAGGCGTTCAGCGGCGACAAACTGCTCTATTCCGCCAACAACCTCGTCACGGCCATCACGAAGATCGGCGGGGCCACCAAGCTCACCGAAGCCGAACAGGCGAAGGCCAATCGCACGCTCACGGACGCCATCGCGAAATATACCGCGCTCGGCCAGAAGGCCCCGCCGGCGATGGTGGCCTTGCAGAAGGCGACGGCCGGGGCGACCACCGAGACGCAGCGCTTTGGGATGTCGCTGACGCAAGTCAGCACCGTCCTGGGCGCGTTTGGGATCTCGCTCGGCGTGAGCAGCGTCGTGGCGTTCGGGCGCGCGCTCCTGAACACGGCCGATCAGTTGGTCAAGGTCGCGGATCGCACCGGCCTCACCACGACGGAAGTCCAGAAATTGCAGTTTATTGCGGGCCAGTCCGGCAATAGCCTTGACGAACTCACGGGCGCCATCTCGCGGCTCCAGAACAATCTCATCAGCGGCGACAAGAGCGCGGTCAATGCCGTCAAGGTGCTCGGCATCAACCTCGCGGCCCTGAAGGCGGCGTCGCCGTTTGAGCAACTGTCCATGATCGCGACCGAGATCGCCAAGATCCCGGACCCGGCCGCCCGCGCCGCCATCGCCATCGACCTGTTCGGGCGCACGGGTGCGGCCATCCTCCCGACGTTGATCGCGAACTTCGAGCAGTTAGGCAACGCGGCCCCGGTGATGTCGGACAAGACGGTGCGGGCGCTCGACCAGGCCGGGGACGCCATCGGGAAGTTCCAGATGCAGCTCAAGGTGTGGGCTGCCGAGTCCTACAACTTCCTCGGGCGCCTGTTCGACCAGTTCGTGAACTTCATCCGGCGCGGCACGGCGGGGCTCCTGGACGGCCTCGCGGGGGTCATGGGGCTGCTGTCCAAGATTCCCGGTGAGGCCATGCTGTGGAAGGCTTTGGGCATCAGCATCGAAGCCGTCCGCAATCAGGCCCAATGGTTCCGGGATGCCGCGGACGCCAGCGCGGCCGCGCTGAACCGCACCGACGTGGAAATCCGGAAGAACTCTGGATCGCTCGTCGACTACGAGTCGCTCTTAAGTAAGAGCACGGGCACCACGAAGAGTGCTAAGACGGAAACGGAGAAGCTCGCCGAATCCTACGCGCGCCTGAATAGCGAGATGGCGAACCTGACAGGGCAGGCGTTCTTCGAGCACGACGCGGAACTGATGCGGCAGAGCCGGGTCACGGGCGACCCGCTCGCGGGCCTGTCGCCGGTCGGCGATCAAATCTTCCTGCCCTCACAGCGGGTCGCGGGCGCGATGGAGGCGACCGTCCCTGGCATCGGGAAGAAACGCGCGGAGGAACTCAGCCACGTCTGGACGGCGCTGACCGAAGGCATGACCCGCTCGATTCAGATGATGGACACGGCCATCGCGGGATCCTTCGCCCAGATGATGCTCGGGGCCAAGAGTTTCAAGGAAGGCTACCTCGACATCTGGAAGTCCATTCAGGCCGGGGTCGCCAATATCCTTGGCGAAATCCTGTCGTTCTTCACCAAGCAATTCCTCGGCGGACTCATCAAGAGCCTGTCGAGCGCGAAGCTGGCGCAGAGTATCGGCAACGCGATTGCCGGGGGCGTCTCCGGGACGGCGCTGG